AACTGAGCATCCATCGAGATTCGACCCTTCACGTCATAGACGTGTTGCATGACCATTAGCCACGACGAGTTCAATCGCATGGCCAGATCAATAGCGATTACGCAGCTTCCGGGTTTGTTGCGATAGTTGACTGGCACAAGTTCGGACTGAGCCAGGGCCTGACCGTATCGCCATGCCGCCTCTATCGAGTTGGGTTCAAACCCCCGCCTGGTCATGGCAAGTTGCGTCATCGGATTAGCCAAGGTAGCCAATTCCTTTTTTGCCTGTTCATCTTTTTGAATTTCAGTGGTTTGTGTCATGGTCTTCCTGCCTTTCTTTAAGTTGATTCTAAATCCGCCTTGAGACTTGCGTTTTCTTTTTCCAGTTCGTCGATAGCGCTTTGAAGGTCTTCTCGCATATCGCACACAGGGCACTTTCGCCCCTCGTAACAGACTTCATCGTGGTTGTCGCTGCATAGGTTCATGCCGCTACTGCCTCTTTCTTCTCGGCCACTTCGATTGTCAATTCGCTCATGCCCTTCTCGGCGTACAGCTCGATCACCTGTGACTTCGCTTCCAGGGGCAGGGTCAGACTCTCGGCGTGGTCGATGAAGAGCGGCACGCTGAGGCCGTAATGCTCCGACAGGACGTTGATGACATCGACGCCGGCCAGGATCTGCTGCCCCGTACTCATATCCGGGTACGGCACACCGTTGAGCATCGCCTCACAGGTTTCGTCAATGGTGCCATTGAGCCGATAATCGAAGAGTTTGAACTGAACGTGCGAGAACAGACCGTTGACCGCCGTTTCGATGAGCCGACTCTGCGCGGCCTTGTAGTCGGCAAGGTCGGCCAATTGCCGGTCACACTCGGCAATCTTCTGAGCGAGGTCTTTTTCTTTGGCCTCCAACTCCGCGATGCGGGTCTTGTCGGCCTTGGCGCGGTCGGCCTGGGCCAGGGCCGCGTTGACGGCATCGCGTTCTCGCTGGGCTTCATTCTTCCGGCTCTCGATAGCATCCAGTTGTTCGGTGACGGGGGCGCCGATTTCGGCTTTAGCCTTCTCGATCTGCTCGGTCAGTTTGCACCACTCGGCATCCTGCGTCATATCCGGCTCGGGCCGATTCAGAATCGCTGCGTCAATTTCGGCGACACGCTTCCTGCCGGCATCGCACGCGGCCTGGAATTGCTTGTACAGTTCGGCGGCTTTGGTCGAGAGTTGCCGTTTTTGTAATTGGAAACCGTCAATCTCGGCAGAGCGGTGTTCGACAGTCTCTTTCAACCTGTTAGCAGCCTCTTCGAGTTGGTCGTGTTTAGCCTGTTGTTCGGCTTTGTTGTCTTCGAGCTTGGCCTTCGGGAGCTTCTGGCCGCAGGCGTAGCAGACCGAGGCGATGTTGACCTTATCGATGGCGTCAATTTCGCCCCGAGTCCGTTCAAGGTTCTGCTGAACCTGATTCAACTCATGCTGAGCCGTTTCGATACTGGCCTCTATCGACTTAATCTGCCGATGCAGGGCGTTAATCCCCTCTTCTTTGGCGGCAAGCTCATCATTGATTCTGGCCTTCTCGTCACGGAGGGGCTGCGTCGGGTCCTGCTCGGCCCTTACGATGCTCTCGCGGTGAAGGCGCTGAACAGTCAGGTGGTTCTCGGCCTCCATTCTCGCCTGCCGGTCTTTTTCTTGACCAAGAAGAATGTTTCGGTCACTATTGAGACTCTGAAATGTTTGCGTGATATTCTGGCGTTTAACTTGGAGTTTTGAGGTCTCCTGCTCGGCGTAGCCGTTCATGGCACGGCGGATCTCGTCGATGCGCGGGTTGATTTCGTCCCGCTCTTTGGTATGCCGCACCTTCCGATCGTGCAGAACCTTCCCGTAGTCATTGTAGGACCGGCCATTGACCGAAACCAGCAGGCTCTCGAAGCCCTGGGGCTTGGCCACCGTGCCGGCGAAGGTCAGCAGCGTCCTTCGCCGTTCGGTGTGGTGGAGCTTGGAGTTGAAGTACGACAGGTCGGCCAGCATCTTGAACGTCTCCTCGGGAATCAGCGAGTCGATGAATGCTTGGTATTTGCCGACCGTCATGGGGACCTCATTGACCCAGCATAGCGTCTCGTAGCCCTTGAACTGGTCTTTGACGACCTTCTCGTGCTGCTCTTTGCGGAGCGTGTGCGTCTGACCGTTGGCGGCAATCGTCGCTTCGGACATAACGACCAGGCCCTTGATCGCATGGTTGTGCTCATCGAGCGGCCTGACCTCGAAGTCCTTGCGCCAAGTAGAGTCTTTACCAAATAACGGCCAGAGCCAGCCATCATAGAGCGTTGTCTTTCCGATTCCGTTCTCGGCGTGAATCCGGGCGTTCTGCCCATCCAATGAGACTTCAAAGCGCCGGAGTCCCTTGAAGTTTTCCAACGTCAGATTGAGTAATGTTAGTGTGTCCATAGTGTTCTCCTTTCTCAGACCGTCCAGAGCCACACCGTGACGCTAAGCAGCCCGATCAACAGTTCCTTGAGTTCTCGTTTCATGGTTTCTTCGCCTCTATCGCCGCCTTAACAATGTCAACGAACGTCCATCTTCGGACTTTCAGAAACGGTCCCTTATGGTGAGGATCGCTGTAAATGCGCCGCGTGATCGGGTAGAGATTGTAGAGCCAGAAGCGCAAGGGTTCGTGACTTTGATAGACGGTCAGTTGATAGTGCGTCTGCGCGACCTTCTCAGTCAGTTCCATATCGTTCTCGAAGGCCAAGTCCGAGGCTTCCTCAAACGTGTCGGTGGAGATTTGACGCCTGCGGTCTTTCTGCCGTCTAACGTATTCGCGGTGTTCTCGGAATGCGTCGCCCATTTCAGTCATGGCATCACCTGCTCCTCGCAATCTTTACTTGCAGATATGGTTCGGTCATGGGTTTACTCCCAGCCCTTTCTTGGCCAGAGCGATGGCGGCGTTAACTCCTCCAATCGCCCTTGCTAATTTATCGCGCATAGTCTGGGTATCGGATACACCGATACTTTCGGCTATGCCAGCGAGATACTCTGCCCGATTGACCAGTTGGCGGCAGAGGGCTTCCAACTCTCTTTGTCTCTTGCCGATGCGTTCCTCGATCGCGGAAGCGGATTCGGACCAGTTATCTATGAGATCACATGAACCACAATACTCACTACCCGAGTCGCCTTCGTGAACGCACGTGTCACATGTATGATGATTCAGTTCGCTGTTCATGGTTCAATCTCCCTTCCGTCGCCGTCGAACGCCAGTGGCATGAAGAAAGCCGCCAGCATCACCAAAATTGTCTTTAGTAGTTTCATAATGTCCCCCATGGGTTTACTCCCAGCTTCTTCGCCTCGGCCAGGTCGATATCGGCGACCAGTTTTTGATAAACACAGCCGCTTGTGATTCGACCATCGCCATTGTCGATTAGTTCTAAACATTGTCGGACCGCCTTGCAGTCGTCGAGCAGGGCCGGGGCGGCTTGTTCCAGGCGACAGGCCGGGCAATCGGAATAGAAGGGTGTGTCGCCGACTTTGTGGTTGTGCTCCATTTCGTTTCTCCTTTCTATGGCCCGGTCTATTTCTTTGCTGACAATATCGCTATGTTCACGTTGAGTTCAGGGAGATTATAGACTGTCTCATCTTCTGCAATCTTGACCGTACTGGTACTCCATTCCAGGATGTCTTTCATCCGAAGTTTCTTATTACCCGTTACCGTTCTTGCTTCCTGAAGGATCGCTCGTTCAAGGTCTCTCATTGCCATATCGTTTCTCCTTTTCTAAAGGCCGGGCTGGGGCTCCGTGCTCATTGTTCCAATTTGTCCATCAATTCTCTGACTTCTTGCTGCTCTGGTATTCCACCGAGATCGTCTGCTAATTCATAATCCAAGTCCGTTGAGACACACGCGATTTCTAAGAGATACAAAGCCGTAGTTATTAAGTCTTTTTCTCGTTGGGTAAGGTTCATTTTCGTCCTTTCAAAAGCCGGGCGTGGGGCTCCATCCCCGCCAGCCTGTTCGAGGCGGCTGTTCGTCCGTGTCACGTGCCCGGCTATTTACTTTTCAAAAGCCCAGACCCCCATGCCGAGGCGCAAGGGCCGGGACTGAACATCAAGATTGTTGCGGTATTTGCTCGGCCACGACCTCAGAGAGAATCTCGATGAGACGCGCACCAATGTCAGGTACGCGATCTCGGTATTCTTGTGGGATTTTCAGAGCATCTGCGCACTCACGACAGATTTCGTAATACAAGTGTGCGCTAGAATAGGCGTCTGCGTTCACAGTGAGAGGAACCCAACCTGTGGGCACATTCGAGGATTGACCTGCCTTCTGTTCTGCCAACTTTCCACATTTGTCGCATTTGTGAATAATCATGTTCTGTCCCTTTCGTAATGAGGTTGTCAAAGAAGCCGAATTTTCCGATTCGTTGACGACCAGAATGTATAGTGGTAGGTCAGAGGCGTTCGTTGTTCTTTACGCAAGACACGTACTGTCTCTGGCCCAACTGTGCCCAGACAAATCGCAGGACTACCGATGAGTATGCCGAACTGCGCGTACGCCTTTTCAGTTGCCTCTAAAATATATCCCCATTGGTACATTGATTTATCCATTCTCGTTTTCCTTTCAAATATGTGGGGCCACAGACTTTTGGTCATCCATGACCCCACTGCGGAGGAGGTGATGAAAAGCTGATGATATGGCGGGTGCCGGGATCGAACCGACCTAATCGGCTTATGAGACCGCCCAATTCACCAGAATTGTAACCCGCGAGCAATGGTATCGGCTGCCTCTCACGCCGTTTCCAAATTTGCATTGATCCACCCCAGCAATTCGTCACATTTGAGAAACAGTTTGTGCCCGAGCCTGTAGAACCGGATGCCGTTGCCGGGCTGCCGCCGCCAGCCGTAAATGGTGGTTTTCGGAATCCCTGTGACCTGGGCGGCTTTGCTGACCGTAATCAGGCCCCCGGGGTTCATCTCAGCCGGCAACTGAATGTAGGCTCTCTGCCGCATTTTCTTCTTGACTTCTCTGTCTGGGTGGTAGATACTTGTCGAGAATGGCACGGAGGGCCGCACTAAAATTCCCATGGAGCTGGTACTCGGGGCTCGCATACAGCCGTTGCAGAAGATCGGGTTTCAGCGTGGTTTGCAGCAATTGCAACTTTGGTCTTTTGGGTCGTTTCTTGGCCATGATGGCCTCCTATAGTGAAATTATAAAGTTTTATGACCGCATCATAAAGTGTATCGGCCATTGTGTCAAGGGGATTTTATGAAATTTTCAGAGAATTTTTTGGGACTATCATAAGTGGCGGAAGGTGAAAGGGTTATGTAAGATGAATTTTATGGCTGAAAAAGAAAAAAAGCCGGGCCAGCCCAAAAACGAATACTACTTCGGGGGTCCGGTCCCCAGGGATGTTCAGGAACGCTTAGAGCCGTGCCGCGACCGCGGCATGTTGAACCAGACGATAGCCCGAAAACTGGCCTATCTCTGGCTGGCGTTGCCGGAAGAAAAGCAGAATCAACTCTATTTCAGCAGTATCGACGCGGACTTCGACTTGCAGGACCAGGCCACCGCCGACCTGTTGGCGTTAGTCGATGAAGTCATTGTGGGAAATCTGCTGGCGCACTTGCCGGAAAGTGCAAAGCTCGCCGAATTCTATGCCGCCGCTCAACGGCCCGCGTCAAAGCAACGAGGTAGGTAGTCTCGTCCTCGGCCAATAATGCCGTCAGGCGCCGCATAGTTTTGATTCTGGTCGCTGAAAGTAGAATCGTGGCTGGACCCGAACGATCACTGCGAAAACTTTTCATTCTAGGCTCCTATCTGGGTAGTCCAGCCCTCCTATTTGATGAATGTACCAACAGACATGGAAAATGTAATGGTGATGGTGGCAAATTATTCTTGAGAGCAACCGCCTCTTCGAAGGTCGTGACATGCGGGTCGCGTTTGGGGCGCGTTTGCAGTCCACGTATGCGACGTATGCAACTTTGGCCGGCTACCCTGAGTGGCGATTCTGGCTCAAAACCGCGTTTTTACGCTTACGCCCGTAGCTCAGTAGGATAGAGCGTCGGTTTCCTAAACCGAATTTTGAGGCTTTAAGTAGTTGCAGTTGAAAGACTTAGTAAAACATGGGTCGCGTTTGGGGCGCTTTTGGAGGCACTTTGGAATGAAACGAATACGCATCTATAAGAGGCCGGATCGTCCGGGCTGGCACGTCAGTTGGCGAGAGGACGGCAAGGAACACAAAAGAAGCTTCCCGAACAAGAAGCTCGCCGACCATTACGCCCAGGTGAAATACGCGGAGCTGAACAGCGGCGTCTTTCGCTCCGTCATCGACATGGCTTGGCCGGATCTCGTTGCGGAGTACGCCCGGACCTACGATGTCCGGCGACTGACGCCCGCGGCCAAATATGAGGGAACTCTCACGTTGAGGCATTTTGCAAGCCTGGTTGGCCCTGTGAGCTCTCAAAAGATTAGGCAGGGTATAATTGATGCTTTCCTGTTGGCCCGTATGGAGGCCGTGGGTGAATGGACGCTAAATAAAGAGATTGCGAACCTTCGGGCCTTTCTCCGGTGGGCCAAGAAACGCCGGTATGTCGGCGGCGATTTGGAAGTCGAGAAGGTCAAGGCCACGCCCCGGCTGGTAATGAGCCTGACGGACGCCCAGGTGCGAAACCTGCTGATTGCCGCCCGGAACCGCAGCGACTGCTGGTACGTGAGGGTCCTCTTGGCCCTAACCACCGGGCTTCGAAGCAAGGACATCGACCGCCTCAGCGTCCAGGACATCGACTTCGAGAACCACGCCGTCCTTACGCGGTCGAAGAAAACCCGCAAGGCGATGGCGGCCCGGCCGCTGCACTCCTTCATTGTCCCGGTGCTGGCCCGCTATGTGGCCGAGTTTCCAGCCGGCCAGGTCGGGCTGCTGGCCGGCGACTCGAATACGCACAAGAAATGGAAGGCAATCCGGCAGCGGGCGGGACTGCCGGATCTGAGGTTCCACGACTTGCGCTCCGTGTTCTCGACCGCCCTGCAGGCGCGAGACGTGCCGCTGTCCGTCGTCCAGACTCTGCTCGAACACAGCTCGCCGGCGCTCACGGCGAAGACCTATACGAACGCAGACCCACTGCTGGCACCCGCCGTTGAGCGATTGCCCGTCGCGCAGTGGCTTGAATCCCTTTAGATTAGAGAGGAAAGGTGTTTACTATGTACAGAACAATAATTGTCGCGTGTCTCCTGCTGGCGTGCTGCTCAGGCTGCGCGTCCATCTTTTGCGGGGACCATAAGACCGTGAACATCAGCAGCGACCCCCAGGGTGCCGACTTCGAGATCGCCACGCCAGGCGGGAGGGTTATCGAAGCCGGTCGAACACCGGCCAACGTCACCCTCAAGCGGGGCAGAGGCTACTTCCAGGCCGGCGATTACACCATCCGTCTGGAGAAAGAGGGCTATGAGACGGCCGAGCGCCCCATAGCCCAGGGCTTCGAGACGGGCTGGTACTTTGTCGGCAATGGCGTGTGGATGGTTCCGGGCTGGGTGATCGGCTGGCTGGTGGTGGACCCGGCGACAGGCGCCATGTGGACGATTGAAGATGTGTACGTCAAGCTCAGGCTGAAGTCTGGCGGTCAGACTCAGGCAGGTCCGGGAGTGAGGTAATTTATGGCCCTACAGAAATGTTTAGATTGCGACGGCCAAGTCAGTGATAAGGCGACGGTCTGCCCTCATTGCGGACGCCCTACCGCCAGGGCGATTCGCAGCAAGCGGCTGGCGTCGGCGGGCCGGAGCTTGCTGATGGTCGTGGCGATTCTGTCTATCATTCCGGCCGTCAAGATTCTCGGCCCTTACGGGTTGATGGTCCCGGCGGTGCTGACGGTGCTGACATTCTTGACCAAAGAGTGAAGGGCTTCTGTAGCTTGATCGCAGGTGATACCGCATTGGCCAAGCAGACGGGAGAAGTTGACGGTCATATTCTCGATGTCGGAGTCTGAGTAATTCATTGTGTCCACACCCCAAAAGACCAGGTTGCGTCGTATTCGCTCAATCGCTCGCCTCCGACGCCAGAGGTTCCACTGTTTTCTGAGCTTAGCTATAATGGTTCGCATGGGTTTCATTGTACCAACTCCTTATCGCTTTGGTGAAGCGGTTAAAAGCCCCGGCCCCCGGGACGCGCCAAGGGGGCGGGGCCGGTAGAAAGCCTATTCACTTACGCGACACGCATACTCGCGCGTCAGATTACGTCCGTGCCACGCCTGCGTGACTTGCAGGCTCTTGCGCTCGATTTGGGCGTCACACTCCTCGCACTGGCCTTTGTGCACCCGCACTGCGATTTGGGCATCTGGCATCAATTTTTCCGCGCGCGACACAGCGGCATAATCCGCCGCCGTCCACTCGTCGCAATATTCGGCCTCGAATACAGACCGATGGTCGCAACAATCCTCATCGTGGTCGATGTCCTGGGCCTGGAGTCGGTCATAGCGAGGCCAGCGGGCCTGATCGCCCATCGCCGCGAATACGTGATCGTGGACGATGGTGTTGATTTCGGCCGCCGGCAACCGTCCCAGCTCCAGCCGTCCGAGCTGGGACTCCGTGCCGATCTCTCGCACCAGCGCCTCACACGCCTCAGCGTAGAGCCGCTCACTTTCCTTTTTGGCAGCCTCCTCCTCGGCTCGTTTCCGCTCGCGCTCGGCATGCTGGTCGATAACCGCCTGGATCGTAGCCTGATTCTGGGCCTCGAGCTCGGCCGTCCACGCCGCATATTCGGCGGCGCACTCCTCCGGCAGATATGCCACGTCCATGTCTGGATTGACCAGATTATTGACGTATCCACCTACGGCTTGCACATACTGCTGCCCCTTCCTCACGCGCCGCTCGCGCAGACCGGTCACGGCTCGCTCTGTCTGCTTCTGCCTGTATGCTGCAGCATCGACCTTCTGCTCCGCCCGCTTCGCCAGGGTGGCCTGGATGACTGCCCGTACCGCCTCCAGGTCCGCCGTCGGTACATAGAGCGAACTGCCGTGACCGCCCGCGAAATAACGGGCCCGGCCGTCCACACCGGGCAGCTCATCCGCGAGTACCGCTCGCTCCTGCTCCGTGAGGGATTCGAGCCACTCTTGGGTTAGCTCCAAATCCTGCGGTCCGTGAGTAGTCGAGTTGCGGCGGATTGCGTCGGCTGCTGATACATTGACTTTTACGTACATGATACACCTCTTTCTCCGGCCATGCCGGAATTTGCCTCTCGGCCATGCCGAGGGCGTAATGTGGTTGTGATGTCACACAAGGCCCCGGGCCGGAGTCGAACCGGCGAGCCGGACGGGGCTGGCAAATGCTTAGTCACTCACGCGGATACGGATATGCCCGCAGAGTGGGATGCACAGGGCGACCAGTGGGATGGCGCGAGCAAAAGTCGCTAAATGCTTCCTCGGTGAATGGCAGGACTTCTGTCGCAGCGTCGCTGCAAGCGCGGGAAATGCGGCAAATCTCATCGTCGGCCAAGTCGCCCATCACCGCGTTGACCTGCGTACAGGTGATCAGAATAGTCCCGGTGGGCGTGGCGGACATTACCATACGTTCATTTCGATTAGCTTTCATTTTGCTACCCTTTCGATTTGAGCATTATCGCTCAATGCTCTGAGCGGGAGTCGAACCCGCAAGCCGCTCAAACGTCGAGCAGCTCCCGGCAGAGCGATGCGTTTTGTTTTTCACTTACCGCGATGCCGTCCCGGTCCCGCTATCAAACGTCCGCCGGCTCAAGCGTGGCCGACCCGTATGACAGCGCCGTGAGCCGAGGTCTCGGCTCGTCGTGGCGTGCATCTCAGAATTCGAGGCTTGCGATTTGTTTCGCTTCTCGGGTTCACCAGAGCGTGTTTTGCTATGGCGTTTGCCCTACCGGCACCCGTAACTCGGACCTGACCTCTTTGCTTCCTTTTGGCCCCGTGTCTTATTAACTTTTCAATTGATCATTTATTCTGTATGTATTATCGACTATATCTTATGGTTTGTCCATAAGATTCTATGAAATATCTATAAAATAAGTGCTTTCCGACCCTAAGTCTTTGTAAAATCAAGGGTTATGAACGCCAGTATTTTGCCCAAAAACCCATTATTTTTTGGCTATCTGACGGCAGGGGCAACGTTTGTGATTGTGTTAGACGGACTGCAAATAAGCGGACCTGTTCTATGAGCGGTTCACCGTTTGTCTTAGCCACGCGCCAGCTTCAAATCGTAGGCCCCTGGCTTGGGCAGGGCTGGCCAAACGCCATTCGGGATAGGGAGAAAATGGTCAGGATGGTTTCCGGGCCAAATCGATGCTTAGAGCGGCCAGAATTCTGGCCAGTAAGTCAGCCTTCATCTCGGTGCGGCCAGACAGAAAGTTGTAGATTGCCACCTGTCCGCAACCGACCTGGGCGGCGAGCTTGGGGACGCTCATCTTGCGGGCGTCGAGGGCTGTTCGAATCGTCTTGCGAAAATCAATCTTTGTCATGCTTGCTCCAAAAACCCCGGCCCGGCGGCGCAACGGCACACCGGGCGGGGTTAAAAATCTATTGTAGGGTTGCATCTTCCATTTTGGATTGTGCGATTAGCAACCGAGCCTCATGCCTCGTTTTGCATGGAGGATTGTCCCATGCCCGGCGAACACCATCAGGGCCAGTGCGAATAACCCGCCAATGCCCGGCATTGTCTTGTTGGATTTCGTATCGGGTTTGTTGTCGTTTTTCGTACTCGTTCATTTTCCTACCCTTTCTTTCTCACTGGTTTCATAACACCCGGCCCGGCGGCGCAACGGCCAACCGGGCGGGTAGAAAATGCTCAGTCATCGAGTGCCTGTTCTTCCGCGCCCTCGCGGCTGGCATACCAGCGGGCATATGCTGTCATACGGTTGCCGATGTACCAATCATCAGGGATTAGCCAATAGCCCGTTACCATTTGCTCATCATCTTCGAGGATAAAAATACCATCTTTGTATTCTTCCATCGTGATTTCTGCGGCTGCCTTAATCATTTTCCTACCCTTTCTTTAGAGTTTTGATTTACAGTTTACGTCATGCAATTTTTGGTCGAAGGTGTCGGACGAAGCAGTCACAGGCTGATTTTGTCGTCCGAGCAGTGCATAATCGTTGATAGGCTCGTTCGCAACGGCGACATATATTATTTGTTGTCTCGGTTTGTTGTTTCGTTTCCATTTTCTACCCTTTCATTGTGCCCTCGCGGGCGACCATAAATCGGTTATCTACTATATCGTCAAGTGTATAGCCTGTACGATAGTTTGTCAATATGTTTTTTCTGAGATTTTGCAGAAATAATTGAAAATGTCGCGTATTGAGCTAAAAACGTGGATTTTCAGGAAAGATTTTCTATGCGTAAAATGGCGTCGTTTTGGGGCGACGCTCGATTTGTGATTAGGGCAGAGGGCAGAGGGCAGAGGGCGGGGGGCCTCAGTTCCCGCCCTTGCCACATGGGAAAGAAACGATGAAGATGTCGAACAGCAGAATAATGGTCAGCCTTCAACCGGCGTTGCCTCATCAGTAAGGCCGACCGAATCGTTGAACGTGCAGAAGACATTTCTGACGACTGTTCTTGCATCAGTAAGGCCGACCGAATCGTTTATGACAAACGCACGGGGAACCGTAAGGTCGTACTGCTGCCAGGAATCATATCCGGCACGGACAGCATAGAGCACGAAGCGGAGCTGAGTTTGCAACCCGCCAAAGTCGGACAGCTCGTGGGCCTCTGTGTATTCGTAAGTTGTCCCCGTGATCCCCGTCTCTGTGTGAACCCGGATATTGTCCGCGGCGTAGATTTTCAGCGTATAGGTGACGCCGGATTCCGGCCCGATGCCGGCGGCGTCATGCTCGACCAGCTCGGTAATCTGCTGTGTGCGGTCGCGGTGAGTCCAGGTCAGCGTAGGCTGGCCCGTGAAAGTCGAAGGATAGCTGACTGTGTTGATTTTCAGGTTGCCCGGCGGATAGGGCCGGATGGCCCGGCTGTTGAAGGCCGTCGCGTTGTCGATCGGCGCCGAGGCTTCGGCGAGCTGGCCCTTGCCCGTGCGCGGGCAGACCTTGACGCCCGGCGTGTCGGTTGCCTCGTACTGTTCAGCCCCGATGTAATTGGCCGAGCCAAGGAACCAGATGCGATCGGTTATTGAGTGCGCGGTTGGCACTGTATCGAGAACCCCTCGTGCCAAGGTCACGCGGCTGTTGGCCGTATCGACGGCCGTCACCTTGACGATCTCACTCCCCACCATCGCATAGGTATTCACGGCCACTTGATCCAGGTTCACAATGTTGGCTAGGTCAACTATCTGGTCCACCGCATTCAACGGCATAGTCTCGGCCAGCGTGGCCGTTGGCGTGAAGGTTCCGCGCCCGTCGCTCACGAAGGGATCGGACCCGGACGGGCGAATGAACGCTTCGTAGTCCAGGGCGTCGCTGCTCGGTTTTTGAGCGGCCACCATGAGCCAGCCCTGGTCGCCGTCGATAATCTCGGGATCTGGCAGGCCTATCTCGACCACCAAGCTCCAGAACGGCGCCTCGACCAATAAGCGATTCGGGGCCACCGCCGGTTCCGAAACCGGGTCCGTCCAGCCCGTACCCGGCGGGGCCGAGAAAATAGCATCATGTGTCCTAAAAACATCCTCGACGCAATGCAACGTGACCTTGCCGTCTTCGAGCGTGCCAAAATTAGTGTCGATAACGCGCACGACAAGCTGGACGATGCGGTGGGCTGCGGAACTGATTTTGATCACATCGAAGGGCCGCAGGTGCGCCATGGTCCGTTTGCCTTTGATTGTCATCGTCGCCAGCATCGAGGTTACAAGTTGCCGCTCCCTGGCTGCAAGTTGCCCGCCGAGAACGGGCTTTGTGACGGCGAAGAAGTCCCGCTCCAGCGGAATCGACTTGCCGCCCTGGATGTCCATGACCGCAATGTCGTGATCGGGAATCGCCGTGACCGTGTTATTGAGCACGTCCGTTATGCGCACGTTCACAACGTCGGGGATCTCGCCGTAACACTCGCGGCCGAAATTCTCGACGGCGTCGATGTCGGACTCATCGAAACTTTCAAGCTCTCCCACGACCTCTCTGGCCAGTCTGAACACGAAGAGCCCGGTTTCGGGGTCTTGATAGATTCGACCGTTGATCGTCGTCAGCACGTCCCGAATCAAATCCTCGATGCTCTCGTTTGCATCGTACCAATGGCGACTCACGCCGAAGCCTTCCGTGTGCAGCGTATCGGCCGCCGCCAGCCATGATGTACTGTCGATGAGACTGTCCGAATACCCTAAGCCCCACCTGGTGTTTGTATAGCACTCGCGTAAAACGTGGGCCGCATTCAGGTCCCCGCTGATGTCCGCTTTGTCTTTGTACCATTGCGGCGAGCCGTCATCGAGGATATCCGTGCGCTTCAGCAGAAAGCTCCACGGTTTCGGGTATTTGGACGTGCCGATATTGACCTGCTTGAGAATCGCCCTGACCAGCCCGCGGCCGGCGCTAATGTCTGCTCCCAGCTTGGACGCCAGATAAGCGTTGACGGCTTGGCTTGAAGCGCCGTATTCGATATCAATACTGCCGACGATCCCGCCCTCGCCGTCCTCGCCACCGAACAGGTTCGGCAGGTCGATAGTGATTGAAGTCTCGCCATCGTCGGCCAACTCGGTCGGATCATCCGGGTTCGGCCATGCGACCTTGTCGGCCGCGCGAATCTGTTTGACGCCATCTATAGGGCCGTGGCAGAGCTTAAATTCCACCCCTGCCGAATAATGATAGCCGACCGTCTGATAAATCGGGTTATGCGAGCCCTTGTGCCCACCCATGCCCCATTTCCAGTCGAACTTTTCCCCGACTTTCTTGCGAATCGCTCGGGTCGAAATATCCCCCCACCACGCAACGGTCGGATTCGACACGAACTTCGGCGTCCCGAAGATCACCCCGTATGGCCGGCCTTCCTCGATTTCAGGCCACTCAAGGTTCGATGGTTTGGCATTGGGAATCTTCGGCTTTTTCTTCATCGCCTCGGCCAAGGCAAAGCTCACCGTCGCCGTCACGATCGTCCAGAACAGATAGGCTAAAATAGCATCCATAACAACCTATATAAGGGGGCTGCCCGTAAATGGGTTCTTCGTCGGCAGGAACTCGTCGCCGCCATAGTTGACTTTATTGGCGAATTTGATGCTCACGCACGTAGCCGGTGTATGATCGCATCCCGCGTAGGCGGTAAAGCTGTCGCCTGCGGTCAGTCCTGGAATCGTCCGCGTCAGCGTCACGTCGTTGCCGGTATGCGCCGTAATCATCCGTTTGGCTCCGCCGCCGACGAATTTGCCAGCCTTGAACCATCCGGGTGTTTTCGTCCCGAACGTCGTACTGGTAACGACCAGGCCGACGACGGAATCGACTGTGCCTGCGACCATGTATGATGTGGAGTTAAGTCCGCACCACGCATCGTAGAGGGCATGGTCGCAGAGCCGCTGGCACTGTCGCCGCCGCCCTACCCGAGATATGCTCGATGTCCGCGGCGTGGCCACCAGCGTCGGCACGCCGTCCTTATCGAACTTGACGGAAGTGAACTCGCCATACCACCACGTGACAAAATCCGGCTCGTGCCCGCGATAGATCGTTACCCATGTCCGGCCCTCAATCGGTCCAGGGACGAGCCGGGCCGCAAAGGCGTTATCGCGTGAGAGCTGGAACGTCATATCGTTTTTCTTGTGATTGTCCGTGATCCGCAATTCCGACCGCTTACAGGGTTCCAGTGTGTAAACATAACTGCCATAGGTCACGGCCAGCCCGCCGGACGTGATCCTGCAGTGCGTCCCCAGATCGTCGGCCAAGTGGTACAACTCCACCGGCCTGCCGGACGCCACACTTTGTTCGCTCGTCAGGTAGCTCATTGCCGCGGCCCTCGCAATTTGTACAGCGTCTCGTCAATGACTTCGAACGTCCTGATCATAAGCACCCACGTCAAGGCTATGGTCCACCCGAAGAGCCCCGCCAGTATCAAGCTCAGATTGAGTATTCGCTTCATGCTTTCACCGCCTGCCAGTCTAATTGACAGCGGTTCTCATGTGCCGCTGTCCAGACCAACTCTACGTCGTCAGCGGCCAGACAGACCTTGTCGAGGAAGCAGATCACGCAGTCGCCGGGCTCGACGGCCACATCGAGATCGGCGTCAATCGAGACAATCTCTTCACTGCCCGAATCGACAATGCCAGTAATCTCACGGTAGAGCTGCGTGCCATCGGGAAAGATAAACGCCAAGTCCGTCCGAAGATCGTTGACACCCATATTGTCCGCAAGCCCGATATTGACGATGTTGAAGCTGGTATCGGATGCACCGAAGCCCTCGGCGAGGCTCAGATCGTTCTTGTACGTAGGAATATAGACCGTCCCCTGCCGGCCATAGAGTGAGTGCAGGAACAACCGGAACTGCCAGCACGCCGCCTTCGTGTCGTTGTAGAACAGGTGGGACTGGAGCCGGATATTGAATTCGCTGTCGCTGAAATACTCGAAGTCCCCCGTCTCATAGTCGGTAACTTCCATGTCCCCATCGGAGCTTTTCTGCTGTGTGGGATCGACCGGGATACCCTCAGTAAGGACGGCCAGCCCCTTATAGGTGACGGCCGGCGTATAGCCGGTCAGTTCGATGTTATCCTTGACGGCGAAGAACGCCTCGATCATAGCCGGGCCGCTGCTGTGAATCTGCCGCGTTACAGGCGCGTGCATCTGCGCTGTTCTGCAGGGCATGATAACCTTGCGGCCCGTGAAAGTGTTTTGCACCGGCGAGGACAGCGTAAGACTATCGGCGGCGACTGTCTCGACCTGTACCACTTCGGCCAGTGTTGACGACTGCCAAATGACGGCCAGACCCCCATCCCTAAAATCGGCATTGGTCGTATCGACGCTAATCACGGTATCCTCTGCCGTGATCGTCGCCGTATGCACGACCATTTCGGACCATATCGGTAATCCCCATGCCCGCTTCTGCCAGGAGAACAGCGCGGCGTCCAGAGCCGCCTGCTCCTGGTCGGTCTCGATGAGCAACGGGAATTTGAATTGTTGTCGCGGCGCTTGACGCAGACATATACGCTGCAATGAGCCGTCCTTGCTCGGCAGAGTATTCGTCAGCCATTTTAGGTGTTCGGTCAACGGCGATTGCGGACGCCACGCGAACAGAATCAGCCGCGTGCCCGAGATCACGACGACGGGCTCGTTGGCGTCGGCAAAATTGAAGGTGATACTGCCCTCGAACGTCGCGCTGCCCTGGAGCGGTAAGTCCAGCGTGAAGATCGTATGGCCGAGCGGAGCCAGCTCAAAAGGCGGCGTCTCGCCGCTCAGCTCCCACTCGTCGCCGTTAAACTCGATGATCTCCGCACAGGTCTTCGGGACGAAATAGGCGTTCCAGACTAAGAGCTCTTCCTGGAGCGGAGAGATAATGGCGCCGAAATTCAATCGCATGGGGTCCACGTGAATGCGATAGTAGTAATCGTCAACGAACGTAAGTACCTTGATACCCACATACCCGTATTCGATTCGTGCTATGGGAAGTTGATTGTCCCACTCGCTCTCGCCGAGAGGAAGGACGGATTCTAAGGCGCAGATATCGACGGGACTGACCTCGGTATTGTCGGCAATCGTCGCCGAGCAGCGAAGCGTATCTTCGACAAACATGCTGGGCTGAAGGATACAGTTATAAGCCGTCATCACACGACCTTCTTAAACGCAAATCCGGCGTATAGATTCACCGGCGTGTCATTGATTCCGTTGTTGTGAAACACAAGCCATGTTTCGTCGCCGTAAGTCAGCTCTTGCCCGGGGTCGTATTGCGTGACGTTCAAGCACCGCACGCCGGACGGCCAGCCGATGAGCGAATAGTTCAAATCGGTTCGCTTCAAAAATACATAGGCCGGCGCCATCGCTGCCATCGCATTGTACGCACTGGGCGACTTGGCATAAAACATCGAGCAAAACGCCCGTTTGCTATAGGTGCCGAAGGATGTGTTCGGCGTTGCGCGTTGACCCGACACGCAGGAAAACGCAATCGGATATTCGGCGGTTTCACTGCACCGCCTCCAGCTTGCCACGCTGTCGGCGTTTACATAAACCGCCCCCTGCACCAAATCATACCCCGCGTATCCGCTCAATGACAAGTATCTCGGTACGTATTGATTCTTATAGTCATACCCCGTCCAATCTTTGGCCGGCTCGCCGCTGCTCATCGAGGCCGTAAAGAATTGCCCGCCCGTAAACGTCCCCTGCTTCTCCAGCAATCCGAAGGACATAAACTGGAATTTGCCCGATGTGATTTCAACGACAATGCTCACTGTGTCATTGACGCTAAAGAAGTAATAGGACGGAATGGCGGTCAGGGACACCGGCGAGATCGCGCAGGCGTAAGATTGACTCGCGGCGTTTTGACCGTATCCGGGCTGTTTGTCCCAGGATTCGCCCACGTCGTAGCCCGTTGAGCCATTGACCAAAATGCCCGTTACGTTGCCATAGCCCTCCGAATTGACGTTATCACCCGTTATCGTAGAGCCTTTCTCGTTGACTGCCGAGCGAAAATTGAAGTACATAACGGTCGAGTCCCCGGCCGTCTTTTGCACATGCAGGCGTTTGCCCGTCCCATCATCGGCCCAGAGATTCACCGTCCAGCTATCGGCCAGCAGGAAGACCCTGAGTTTGTCGATGAGGTCATTTGCCCCAGTACTTGTGCCCGTTTCGTAAGACATAATCTACTCCAGTTTCAGCGCCCAAAAGTCCGTCCCGTCGGCGTTGGGAATAATAGGGAAACCGACATACGTGTCACCGTTCTTCGCAAAGGTATCTTCGGCCGCTATGCCGCCAAAACCGGGAACCGCAAAGACGCCCTGCAATTCCCCGAATATATGCTTGCTGGGATTTGAAATCATCACGGTCACGGGGAAGACAGGATAGGAGCCATCGAGATTTTCTCTGATAATGCCGTAATAGCCCGGACTTGAAGAGATGCTCCACAATTCCCCAGGCGACTGGGATTCATCGGATGCCGACACCACGTAAGGCCATGTATGATTCACCCTGTCAATCGATGACCCCGTTCCGAACTTGCTTCTGATCTTTATCCACGATGTCCCCCGCAAGACCTTCAACGTCGAATAATCGGACGCCGTATCAAAGACGCTCGCGGTGCACACGGCCGCCGCATCGGCATAGGGGTTCGGAAAGCCACGGTGCTGGATTTGCGTGGAGCTGTAGCGATTATACGCCACCGTGGTATCGGGACATGCCGCCCCACCGACCACCATCGGATAGGGAAACTGCGTCGGTAGCCCATAGGGCAGCGCGAAGCCCAGATAGCAGGCTTCATAGACCGTAGAGACTTTCGCCACGACGATATAGCGCCGGCCGTTGGCCGCAAACCAATAGCTGATTTGATTCTGCCACAAGAGCATCCTCGCCATTCTGCCCTGTGTCAATCCGGGCATGTACTGGAGTTGCACATCACTGTAGCCCGTCATGCCCGCTATGCGCCAGTTGTAGTAATCATTGCCTACCGATTCGACGGTTTGTATGGCGGAATAAATCTCATCATCGCCAGCAGTGCCCGGACCCATAAGAATCAACTCGTAACCGCCGGCGCCGTCGTAATCCGGGTTCCATCGCGTCGCAGTATAAGCTTCGGTCGCGCCTAAGCCGTCCGCCACGTCGAAGGTGAACTCGTCGTCGGCCTCGAACGCCGTGCTACCGGCGACAATCGTAAAGGCGACAATGCCGTTATCGTAGGGCGTGCCTACTGTGGCGGCCGCTTGTGCGCCCGACACCGAACCCGTCACGGTAAAGTTGGTCGCGCTGGTCGCGGTCAACGTCCAGGTCTCATCGACCGGCGACGTGGAGGCCCGTTCGGCCGAGACGTAACCCGTCCCCGTGTTGGCCCCTGCTTGGCAGTTGTACGCCTTCTTGTCGCTGGTCAGAAATCCCTTGAGCGCCAGCAGCAATTCCTTATGTCCCTGTGCCTTGCCTGTTTTCCATGCCATAGTGACTCGCCTTTATATGATCCCGTGCTCTCGCAGGGTGCCGATGATCTGCGCCTGGCCTTCGCTGCTCCGCATGGCTTCGAGCGCCGCTGCTTTGCGGTCTGCTACGATAACGATCTTGACCGGGGTGGGATTCACGGTGATCGGCGGCTGTGCCGGAGTATCGAGGCCGAGTCGTCCCCCGTGCCGCCGCAACGGAACAAAGCCCAACTCGGGGCCCGCTTCGCCCGCCATGCCGATCTTGCCGCCGGCCATCGGGAAATAAGTGGGACTATTGAGGACAGCCCCGCCGGCCATCGGAACGAGCCGCCCATTGCGGAACACGTTGCCGAAGGCGCTGCCCAGAATCTCACCAAGCAACCCACCCATCTGCGCATTGCCGGCGCCGGCGAGCGGGTTCTGAAAACCCAAGGCTCCCGCCATGGGCCCGCCGACGAGCAGATTCATAATGCCGGACATCGCAAGCTGGCTGGCCAGGTTAGCGAACATCCGCTGGAAGGATTGCCCGATGCTGTCAATCAAGCCTTCGAGACTCGCAAAATCCATCATAAAGTCGCTTAGCGCCGACTGCGTCCCCTGTAAGGCGTTGCGGGTTTCGAGCCAGAAGCCGGAAGACTCTACCGCCAACAGTTGAACCTTGCTAACGTACCATTCATTCAGCAAGACCTTATCCTCGATGAACTCGCTGTAGTCCGTCATTTCGAGGTCAACTAAGCCCTTCTGGGCCTCGTAGTAACCCGTCCCTAACTTGCGCATGTCCTCGTACATGCGCGCGGTAATATCGGCGCGTTTATGCGCCAAGTCAGAGTCGCCACCCAGAGCCACCTCGGCCCCCTCCATATCAATGATGTTGCCGACTTTGCCTTTCAACGGCGTCTGGGCGCCCTGCATTTGAGTCATTGCCAGAAGTTTCTTCTCCATCTCTGGAGAAATCTTGAGTTTTCCTTCTGGTAGGTTCGTGAGCGCCCCTGACTGGAAGTGCTGAAACAACGTCTCGAACCGCTCCGTATCGGAAGGCACGCGGAACATCCCACCGGGACCGACCTGCTGCCATTTGCCTTGCTCTCTCTCATATTGCTTTTCTGCCAACTCCCACTGAGCCCTCGTCGCAGGGTCCGACATGCCGCCGCGCATAAAGCCGCTTGTAAAAGCAAAGCCGAGGTTGCGCCAGCCTTTGTTGACTTGCGACCGCTCGCCGCCGCCGGTCGCCGCTTCCCAGTAGTTGCGCCATGCTGCGGTCTGCTCCAAAATCAACCCGGTCAGAGTTTTCAACTGGCCCGAAAAAGGCTCTATCAGATCCACCATTCCGATCTTCATGGCCTGTCCGAGTTGCCGGAACGTATGCCCAAGGGTATCCGTCATCTTGCCATAGGCTTCCTGCGTCCGGCCGGCGGAGTGTAGCGCCGCTTGATAGTCGTTCACGTATCCGGCCTGGTCTTTGAGCAAGACGCTCAGGGACACTCGCGCCCGGACTTCTTTGAAGATGTCCGAGATAACGGATTCCGATAGCCCGCTGAGTTTCTTGAGCATCCCGGTAAGTCCCTCCGCCGCGAGCGCATCGTTCGACAATTCAATGCCATGCTGCTTGGCGATCTTAATGGCCTGATCCTGTTGACCTTGCAGGGCGATAATAGCCTGCCGCAGTCCAGTGATGGCTTCATCTGTGCTGATGCCGCCCCGCGTGATCGTGGATAGCGCCGCCGAGACCTCTTCGAGCGCAATGCCCGCCCCGGACGAAATCGCCGTCACTCGTCCCACGACCGGCGCGAGCTGACCGAACGTCGTCTGACCCTTCTTGACGGTCGAGAACAGAATATCGGAGACGCGGCCGGCTTTGTCGGCGGACAGGCCGTAGGCGTTTAAGATGCCTGTTATCGCGTAAGTCGCCGTCGCCGTGTCAGTAATCCCAGCTTTCGCCGCCCGGACTGCGGACTCTAATGTCCCCACCCCATCTTCGGCCTTAATGCTGGCCGACAGAATGTTATACAAGCCTGTACTCAGCGTGGCGCTGCCTTCGCCGAAGTCGATAGCCATCCGTTTGACTGCCCGACCGTACCCCGGCATATACTTCATCGTCTGCAGGTCCAGCATCGTGCTGACGTTGGCCATTTGATCTTCAAAGCTGGCAAACGCTTTGACCGATATCCCGGCATAAGCGCTGACGGCCACCATAGCCAACCGAGCGCCCTGCTGTATCCTGCTGCTGGCGGCCTGAAAACCCATCGCTCCGGCCTGTGCGCCGCTGGAGTCGATCTTCAGTCGTAAGGTTGCTACATCAGCCATCTACTTGCCCGTACTGTTTTGCTCGTCGGCCCATTTCAGCCATTCCTGGTCCATTGCCACAATCAGCTCCATAGCGTCCAATTTATCAGGCAACTCATGAAATTCGATAGCCGCAATGATGTCTCTGAACCCCAGCGGTGATATTCCGAAGGCACATTGACGGCAGCGTTGAAGTTGACAAAAAACGTCCCAGACATCGATGAGGTCTTCGTAAACATAGGGTCTGTTTTCAAGGGCCGGCGTCGGCTTGCCGGCGGCTGCTCGCTTTTGAAGAAACTCAACATCTTTACCCCAGACCAAGTGCCATCGAAGGCACTCTGTCAGTTTTTTGCTGCGTCCTTTTTGAGTTCATTGCGAAACCACTCCTTCTCGTCGGCGGACGCCAGCACGAACGTGGCCAAGTCCTTGATTTCGTCCAGTAGCTCAATGGCCTTCTTTGTACTGAACGGGACAGACTTGCCGTTTTCGGTCAGGTTCTTCCAGCCCTTGAGAAGATGCTCCGCAATCGCGGGCTTGATAATGACCACTCGCTCCTCGAACGTCAGGCCCGTGGTTCTGATCCTCTGCCGGTGTGGAGCCAGCAGCTCGCCACACGCCTTGCGAAATTCCGGGGACCCCGTGCCTGCAATCAGTAGCTCCACGTCGAGGTCGTAAGGCACCCAGACGCCTTTGTTTTGCTTGTCGGCGTCCAGGCTGAGTTGTTTGATATCTGCCATCGTTTCTTTCTCCTGTTGTGTTTGTTTACAAACTACATTGCTTCCGTTGGCGCTATGCCGCGAAGCGCACAATGCGGATCGTGATGTCTTCGGTTGACTCACGATACGCCTGCCAAGTGCACGGCACTTTGAAGTCGTCGCCCATGCCAGCTCCTGCGTGACGCGCAGCGTCGGTTATTTTCACCGCCGGAAGGTCGATCACGTACCCGTTGCCCGCGGTGTCCTGGAAGACTTTGGCCAGAGACGTATTGCCGAAATCCAGGAATTTGTCGTATAACGTCTTGCTCTGATAGTAGGCGGTAAACGTCCCCGTGACTTGCACCTGCCCCGTGCCGATATCGAAGGCACCGAGCGTACCGATTTTCAATCGTTCGCGCAGATTGTTGACCAGGCTCAGATTGAAATCGAGTATGTCAATGGCCAACGCATTTTCGTACACCCCCACCACGTGGTCGATGCTGTTGAGAATCTCGTTGCCGTTGGCTGCATCGTATCCGGCCCCGCCGCTGGCCGTCTCGGACGTTTCGATCTTGCCCATGACGCCCAAGCTCCCCGTGACTATAGCGTTCGTCCCCACGGTCAAGTCGAGCTGGTTAATCATGCAGCCCACGTAGAGCGCCAGTTCCGTCGTCAAATCGCTGTAGGTTCGCTCCAGATTGAATGAGTTTTTGGTGACTCCGTTCACAATGGAGCTGCCCTGCTTGACCGTGCGCGACTGGCCCGCACTCTCCGTAACGAGCAACCCACCCACGACAATGATTTTAGCGGCCGTTGCTGAGAGCACTTTGAAATACCCGTTGTCTGCCGCCGCCGTGAAGCCGGAAGTTTTGATCCATTCACCGGGAACAATGCTCCCGAAGCCACTCCCCGAGTCGTTGAACGAATTGTCGGCATCTGACGCGCTAATCGTAATCGCCGTCACCGTCACGGGCGCCGTCCATCCAGCCCCGGCCCTTGTGGTTCCGAGATGGTCATGGTCAAACACATTCGTCTCGGGAGTAAAGGTCTCAGTCGTGGCAATGGCGTTGCCCGTGAGTCCGTATGCTTTCGCCGTCAAAACGCACGCATTGACAACGAACGCTGCCGCCTCGACTAACGGGTGGGGCGTCGTCGTCCCGGCGTAATAGTCCACTCCGGCAGTGCCCGTGCCGTTGATGGTTGCGACAAAGCTCGCCTTCGTAGCCGGCAGATCGCCACTCGTAATTTTGATGTCGTTTGCTACCGCCAACGTATCCTTGAAGGTATAGACCGTAGTGCCGATGGTCACGGTATTGCTGGTAGCCGGCAGCGTGTCCATCGTCAACGTCCCCTGGGCCTTCACGTTAGCCGACATCAGGGCCGCCGCGAGAAGATCGTCAAAGCTCGCATAGCTCAGCTCGAAGTCCATATTGCCTGCCACGGCCACGCGCGTGCGCACGACGCCCGCCGTCTGCCGGTCGGACCGGATCTCCCTCGAACTCGTAATGTCCGCCATTTGCTTGAGCGATTCGCTGGTGATCCGTGCGACTTGCAGGTTCCGGCCCGCTATCTGCTCGCCGAAGCTGTCCTCCTGAGCAAACGCCCATTGTTCTCTTGCGATGTCACTAATTGTCATTTTGTATTCCCTTCAAAATCGTTACCCGATATCGTCTGCATAGAATGGGCAGACCACATTGATCTGCCATGAATCGCTGAACAGTCCCTGCTCGTGAGCCGACGGCGTCCGAAACGTCACGCCGGTATCTGTCACCCTACGGAAGGCCGCTCGGACGGCGTCCGCGATTTCCCGCAACTCGCCGTCCCCTTCGCCAATAGGCCCGAAGAGCTGGGCAATCATCACGCCGTGGGTCCGCTCTCGCTGCCCGTCTGGACTGCCGATCGACATTTGAAACGTCTCGCCGGTCTTGATCGTCAACCGGCACCATTTGGCATTGTCCGGGTTGTCGAACTTGTGATTGTCGTAGTGCGTCGGCAACTCCAGCACGTCGGCCACCTGGCTTTTGAACCGGCTACGGATCGCGTTGGCTATGGCTTCGCTTGTCATGCGTTACGCCGCCTCCCTGAACATCGCCCGCAACTCTTCGACAGTCACGGCCAGCATTCCCTCGGGCGCCTGCTTGCTGTGCCCGTGCTCCAGCCGTTCGATATAATCGACGTTGTTGCTGATCCAGACGATTTGATAGGGCGGCAAACCCGCAAGAGCCGCCAAACCGGCGGCGACCGTCAGGCTTCCGCTGACATCGAGCACATCGAGCTGTCCTGTGGCCGGGTCACCAATGGTCACCTGCCAGTCGCCGCGGGCCCTGCCGGTATCGACGGGAGTTTTGGAAACCAGCCGGCGTAGGGCCTCGAACGCGACTTTCTTGTGCAGCGTGACGGCCCTATCCGGCACCTTGCGGGCAAAGGCGTCGATCTCTCGATTGAATTGAGCGAGGTTGTCCGTCACCGGCCTTTGCCTTTCTTGCCTTTCCCGCCGCCTTTTCTTTTTTCCTTATGGCACGGCATTGTGTTATCTCCTTAGTTGCAACAGATATAGACAAATCCATTCGCCGCTGTATATCGGCGCTACTCGCGTAATTACCCAAATGGCTGTGTCGATGCTGACCTTCATGCCCTTCTCTGGAGTAAACTCGATGTCCTTCGCTGGCACGCCCGTCGCCAAATCGCCGACCTTGACCAGGTCCCCGTCAACGTACTTCAAAGACACCTCATAAGGCGGAATGGCCTTTTTGTTGTATTGTGTCGCGTCAGAGGTTGTCTTCTTGCCTGTGGCCGGGTTGTAGGTCTCCGTGGGATACACCCAAAAGGTTAACACCTTTCCGAGCTCGGCGATAATCTCATCGACCGCCTCCAGCATCTCCGTATCAAGCTCGGTGGCCGTCCCTGACACGGTCGGCGCCGTCGGCGTATCAATCGACTCCAGCACGCCGCCGGTGAAAAACGCCATCAGGTCATTGCCCTGTATCCTCATATCTTCAC